GAATATATGCACTTCTGCAACCGCCTTTTGAAGAAAGAGCCGAAAGAGAAAGGGCAAGCCTCGGCAATGCTTGTTTTCTGTGCGTTCGACCAGATGCAGACCGTCGTGGAGTACGGGAAGCAGTACGGATTCAAGAACAGCTACCCGATGTTTTTTTGCAAAAACTATTCCGCACAGGTGCTTAAAGCCAATATGCGAGTGGTAGGCGCGACGGAGTTTGCGGTGGTGCTTTACCGTGACAAGCTCCCAAAATTCAACAACGGTCGCGAGATCGGCGAAGATGGGAAACCGATTCGCGGCACGGGAAAGATGGTTTTTGACTGGCAGAAGTGGGAGCGCGACGGGAAGGACATTCCCAAAATCCACCCGACGCAGAAGCCGGTGAAAGTGCTGAAACGGCTGATTGAAGTTTTCACGGATCCCGGCGACGTTGTAATCGACCCCTGCGCGGGAAGCGCAGCTACCCTCCGCGCGGCGTATGAGCTTGGGCGAAATGCTTACGGTTTCGAAATCGACAAGAATTTTTACAAGGCAGCGCAAGAAGAAATGCTCGCCCCGCTGTTTGAGAAGCCCGCACAAATCACGATGGAAGAGGTGACACGATGAGACGGCACGACAAGCGCACGCGGGAGCAGCGCAAGGCGGATGAATCGGCGCTGTTTGCAGCTGGATGCTTTGGGTTGACGTTGATCCTCATCGGCATTGCGTTACTGCTTACCGGATGCTCGCTGGTTTTGCTGAGTGCTGATGCGAAAGACGTTGATGAGCCGGAAGAGCCTGTTGCCGAAGAGTATGACCCCGCGTGGGATATTCCCGCGACTGAAAGCGCGGTGTGCAACGACGTTTTTCTTGGCGAGTTTACACTCACGGCCTATTGCCCCGGACGCTGCTGCTGCGGCAAGTGGGCAAACGGCTACACCGCGACCGGCACGCTGGCAACCGAGGGACGCACGATCGCGGTCGACCCGGAGGTTATCCCCTACGGGACGCACGTCCTGCTGATCTGGCCGGACGGCACGCAGCACAGCTACATCGCCGAGGATTGCGGCGGCGGTGTAAACGGCAACCACATCGACGTGTTTTTTGACGACCATCAGGCGGCGCGCGTATTCGGCGTACAGAGCGCGATGGCGTATTTGGAGGCGGAGGAATGATCTATCGCTGCACGTGCTGCCACCTCATTTTTGACGAGCCGGACGTTGTCCTGCATCGCGTGAATCTGGACGGGGAGCGGGGATACCAGACCGAGAAAGAGCTTTTTTGCCCGGACTGCGGCGCAGAGGAAGCCTATTTCGAAAACTACAGGGGAGACGAAGATGAAGATTCAGAAAATATCGACGCGCGGCATGAGCCGCGAAGAATGGCTTGAAGAGCGGCGAAAGAGTCTCGGCGGCAGCGACATGGGCGCCGTGCTGGGGCTGAACCGTTACCGTTCGCCTTACACGGTATGGGCGGAAAAGACCGGCAGGATCGGCGAAACGCCCGACAACGAGGCGATGAGAGAAGGACGCGACCTCGAAGAGTATGTTGCGAGCCGCTTTGAAGAAGCAAGCCGCCTGCCGGTGCGCCGCATGAACTACCTGATGCGCCGCGAGGACTGCCCGCATCTGCATGCGAACATCGACCGAAAGGCGGTCGGGCTTAACGCGGGCCTTGAGTGCAAGACGGCAAGCGCGCTGAATCTCAAACGCTACGAGGGCGGGGACTTCCCCGAAAGCTACTATGCGCAGTGCGTGACGTATCTTGCCGTGACCGGCTGGGCGCGTTGGTATCTCGCTGCGCTGGTGCTGGGCAAGGGTTTCTACTGCTACCAGATCACGACGGTCAAAAACGATGACACGCCGGAATGGTGCGAGAGCAGCGTATATGTCAGCCCGGAAGAGATCGAGGCCATCAAGCGATGCGCGGCGGACTTCTGGCGCGACTACATCGAGGCCGACAGCCCGCCGCCGATGGACGGTATGGAGAGCACGACGGAGACGATCACGAGCATCTACGATGGTGGCGGCGGCGAGGTCGAGTTGTTCGGGCGCGAGAGCCTGATCGAGCAATATCAGTATCTGATGAACCGAAAAAAGGCCATCGAGAAGGACGCGGACGCCATCAAGCAGCAGCTGATGAACGACCTCGGCGACAACGAGACGGGGTTCTGCGGGCGCTACACGGTGAACTGGAAGGGGCAGAGCCGCGCGACCTTTGATGCAAAGGCATTTGCCAAGGACCACCCAGACATGGACTTGAGCAGTTACTACAAAACGACAAATTTCCGCAAATTTGCGGTGAAGGAGGACAAAGAAAGATGAAGGAAGGATTGATTCAGAACGCGCAGGGCGCACAGGCTGTCAAGGCAGGAAAGCCGACGATGCAGCAGTACATCAAGCAGATGGAGGGCGAGATCGCCAAGGCACTGCCGAGCGTCATCACGCCGGAGCGCTTCACGCGCATCACGCTTTCTGCGTTGAGCGCAAACAAGCAGCTCGCGCAGACGACGCCGCAGAGTTTCCTCGGCGCGATGATGACGGCGGCACAGCTCGGCTTGGAACCCAATACACCCCTCGGTCAGGCTTATCTCATCCCCTATCGCAATCACGGCACACTCGAGACGCAGTTCCAAATCGGGTACAAGGGGCTTATTGACCTTGCATATCGCAGCGGTGAGGTCAGCATCATTCAGGCGCAGGTCGTTTACGAGAACGACGAGTTTGAATATTCCTTCGGCCTTGAGCCGAAGCTCAACCACAAGCCCGCCTGCGGCGAGCGCGGCGAGCCGAAATTCATCTACGCAATGTTCCGCACGAAAGACGGAGGGTTTGGCTACGACGTGATGAGCGTCGAGGACGTTCGCAATCACGCAAAGCGCTTTTCCAAGGCATACAGCAATGGCCCGTGGCAGACGAACTTCGAGGAAATGGCAAAGAAAACCGTGCTCAAGCGCGTACTCAAGTATGCGCCGCTCAAGAGCGATTTTGTCCGCGCGGTGGCGCAGGACGAGACCATCAAAACGAAGATCAGCGAGGACATGTATTCCGTGAGCGATGACACGGTGATTGAGACAGAAAACTACACCGTGGACGAGACAACCGGTGAGGTCATCGAAAGCGACGGTGACGCGCAGTGAGCATGAATCGCGTGTGCCTGATGGGACGCATCGGGCGTGACTTGGAGCTGAAAAAGACGAACAGCGGCGTATCCGTTGTGTCGTTCCCTCTTGCCGTTGATCGCAACGGCAAAGAGGGCGGCACAGACTGGATTGACGTTGTCGCATGGCGCGGCACGGCAGAAGTGCTCTGCAACTACGCCGGACGCGGGCGGCTGATCGGCGTCGAGGGGCGCTTGCAGATGCGCGACTGGACGGACAAGAACGGCAACAAGCGCAGGAGCTACGAGGTGCAGGCTGACAGCGTGTATTTCGCGGACAACAGGCGCTCGGAGGGTAACGATACCGCCGCACCGCAATACGCCGTAGAGAGCACCGCGGGCGGCTTTGCAGAGGTCAGCGAGGACGACGGCGAGCTGCCGTTTTAAGGGAGTAGTCTATGGCAAAGAGCGGAATCGATTACTTTCCGCTTGATGTCACATTGAACGCAAAGTTTGAATTGATAGAGGCAGAATTTGGCTTGACAGGATTTGGTGTAGTCGTTCACTTGCTGCAAGAGATTTACGGTAAGGCGGGTTACTACATTGAATGGACAGAGGAGGTTGCGCTTTTGTTCGCCCGCAAGGTCGGGTTGGGTGGGAGCGTCGTTTCCGAAATAATAGAGGCTTCTATCAGACGAGGGATGTTCGACAAAGAGAAGTATGACAAGTACCACGTATTGACCTCTAAAGGCATACAGGAAAGGTACTTCGAGGCAGTCAGCCGCCGTAAAACTCTCGAAGTCGATTACAACATCCTTCTGGTCGATATTGCCCGAATTTTGCCTAATGTTGACATTCAAGCGAAAAATGTAAACATTCTTTCGAAAAATGCTGACATTGAGAGACAAAGTAAAGTAGAGGAAAGTAGAGAAGAGAAGAGTAAAGAAGAGTATGGATGCGCTGAGCCGCATGCGGCTGACGCGCCGCCAATCGTCTCTCTCGTGCTTAACGATGGATCTTTTTTCGAGGTCTTATCTCCCGACGTATCGAAATGGGAAATGCTATACCCCAATGTCGATGTTAAGCAACAACTTAGACACATGGCAGGATGGTGCGACGCAAACCCTACCAAGCGAAAGACGCGCGGAGGGATTAAGCGTTTCATTACTGCTTGGCTTGCCAGAGAGCAGGACAAGGGCGGAAAAGCACCGCAGAATAAGCCGTTTGTCTACGACTACGGCAACACGGAGGGAAGCCTATGAACGTTAACGCATTGATCGACAGCATCGTGAAAAAGGCCGAGCCTGTGCGTGATCTGGTCGACTACGAAAAAGACGGGCTGCTGTACTGCGGCCATTGCAACACGCCGAAGCAGTGCCGGATCCCCATCGGTGGGGACGTCCGACTTGTCGGGTGCCAGTGCGCTTGTGCGGCACGAGAGTACGAGGCTGAGAAAAAAGCTCGCGCTGACCGCGAAAAGAGACTGCGCATCGAAACGCTGCGCGCTGACGGCATCCGCGATAAGAGCCTGACGGCGTGCCGGTTCGCCACGGCAACGATGAGCGAGGAAATCGTCAAGTGCAAGCGCTATGCCGACGCATGGGACGATATGCGGCGCGAGAACAGCGGCCTGCTGTTGTGGGGCAACACCGGAAATGGTAAGACCTTCGCAGCGGCGTGCATCGCCAACGAGCTGATTGACCGCGGTATCCCGGCGATGATTACGAGCTTCCCGCGAATCCTCAACGCGGGATACGACAAGCAGGAGATCATCGAGCAGGTGCACTTTTACCCGCTGATGGTGATCGATGATCTCGGCGCAGAGCGCAGCAGCGAGTACGCAATGGAGACGGTCTATATGGTCATTGACGAGCGATATAAGGCCAAGAAGCCGCTGATCGTCACCACAAACCTGACGCTGGACGAGCTGTGCAAGCCGAAAAACATGGACTATCAGCGCATCTATGATCGCGTGATCGAGATGTGCACACCGCTGGTATTCAAGGGCGACAACCTTCGCCGAGAAAGGGCGAATAAACGATTCCGGTATGTCAAGTCGGTTTTGGAGGGTAACAATGGGCATTGATATTTCTCAGCTGGGCAAAGATGCTCAAGCGCAAGTCATGGCAAAGATGGCCGTGCAGGAAGTCAAGAAGCGCAGTAAGTACGGAAACCGCAAGGTCGTGCGTGACGGCATCAAGTTTGATTCCGAGCGTGAGGTGGCGCGATTCAGCGAGCTGAAAGTGCTGCGTGCGATGGGCAAAATCCGCGACTTGCGGCTGCAAGCCAATTTCACGCTCGTGGAGGGCTACACGACCATTGAGGGCGAGAGGATCAAGCCGATGGTCTACCGAGCGGATTTTACCTACGAGCGGGCGACTGAGCCGGACTGCAACGGCACGGTGCACTGGCTGCGCGAGGTCGAGGACGCGAAGGGCATGAAAACGAAAGAATACATGCTGAAAAAGAAGATGATGCAGGACAAGTACGGCATCACGATCCGCGAGGTGTGAGATGAGCTTTGAGCACTGCCAATCCTGCCTGCCGCCGACGAGATATCCCGGCTGCCAAGACCATTGCCCATACTACGCGGCAGATATCGAAAAGCACCGAGCTGTCCGGAAGGAAGAGCAGCGGGAAGCGCAGGAGAAAGACGATTACTTGAGCGCGCGCCATTTCAAGACGCGGCGCTATCAACGACTGAAATGAGGGAGCGAAAAAGATGAATGCAAAAGATACTGCGGAGCGCATCCGCGGACTGAGAACTGCCATTGGCATGAGCCAAGCGAGCTTTGCCAGCATGTGTGGTCTTGAACAGGGGCAGCTGAGCAACTACGAGTTGGGGCGTATCATGCCGACCATCCCGCTGTGCGAGCGGATATGCCGCGCCGTCGGCATCAACCTGCTCGATTTTCTGCGGGAGGATGGCGATGAGAAAAGCGGCATCCCGACCGAGGAACGCATCGGCGAGCGTGTGAAAGCGCTGCGGCTGATGCGCGGAATGAACCAGACAGAACTTGCGGAGAAGTCAGGCGTCGCGGACAGCACGATTTCCGCTATTGAGCACGGCGAGCGGTACGGTATAGTTACGACGTATCTCTATCTCGCCGAAGCGCTGGACGTGTCCGTCGTGGCACTGTTAGGAGGCGAATGACATGAGCCGATTTATCATGAGCAAGACCCCATGGGAGCGCTGCGTGTATCCGGCGCTCAAGGCGGCGCTTGAGAGGACCGACTACAACCAAACGACGCTCGGCAGGGCTGCCGGCATCAGCGTGACGCTCATCTCGCGCTATATCAAGGGCGATATCGAGCCGACCATACAAAAGCTGCTGGCGCTGGAAGACTTGACGGGCCTGACGTTCCGGGAAATGTTCGGGGAATGCGAGGGGAGAAGATGAAACACCTCGGCGATATTACAAAAATCAACGGCGCGCTGATCGAGGCCGTGGACGTTATCACGGGCGGCTCACCGTGCCAGGATTTGAGCATTGCAGGGAAACGCGCCGGATTGGCCGGTGCAAGGAGCGGATTGTTCATGGAACAGATCCGCATCGTGAAGGAGATGAGAGCACATGACAGAGCGAACGGACGGACAGGTGACATGGTCAGACCTCGGTTTATGGTCTGGGAAAACGTCCCCGGAGCATTCTCAAGCAACAAAGGGCGAGACTTCGCGGCAGTCCTCGAAGAGATCATCCGCATCGCAGAGCCGGAAGCCCCCGATATTGAAGTGCCTGAAAAAGGCTGGAACACCTGGGGGGGCTACCACGATGAAGTGGGAGGACGATGGAGCGTGGCTTGGCGAGTGCATGACGCGCAACACTGGGGAGTCCCCCAACGTCGCCGTCGTATCTCGGTTGTCGCAGATTTTGGAGGAGACACCGCAGGAGAAATACTCTTTGAGCGCAAAAGCGTGTCAGGGTATCCTGCGCCGCGCGGAGCGGCGGGGGAAGAAGCTGCCGGAGGCTTTGGAACGGGTGCTGACTGCGCAATCTCGGTCCACTTGACGCAAGACCCGATTACAAGCAAAGAAAAGGCAATGTGCATTTCGTCCGGCAGCAGCAAAGGGCAAGCATCGTGTGGAGTGATGTGCGCGGCCTTTAAGGCGGGGCAGGGCGCAAAGGCGAACGGCATCGGCTACGCCGAGGAATGCGCGCCGACGCTGGGCGCGGTATCAAGCGGGCTGAATCAATGTCCGTCTGTTTTAGTATTCGACCGCGCGCAGATCACATCGCCGAATAACCGCAGCACCGTCGGACCGGACAAGCCGTGTCCTACGCTGCACACCTTCGGCGAGGTCCCGACGGTTTGCTATCAAATGCAGGGCTTCGGCGATTATCGCGAGGGCGATGTTGCGAGCAGTTGCAAGCAACGGGACTTTAAGGACGGAACAGACCTTGTGTGTGCCGTCGATTGTCGGAACTTTTGCGAGGGCGAAGAGGTGAACGGGGCGCTGCAAGCAAAAGAGAGCGGCGGGCATAGCCTGAATTTGAACAATACAGTTCGACAAAACATGGTCGTTCGCCGCCTCACGCCAATGGAATGTGAACGACTGCAAGGATTCCCTGACCACTGGACTGAAATCGGCGAGTGGCGCGACAGTAAGGGCAAGCTGCGCAAGCCGAGCGATAGCCCGCGTTATAAGGCGCTCGGCAACTCGATCGCCCTGCCATTTTGGGACTTCCTGGCAAAGCGTATCAGCGCGCAATATCTTCGCCCGGTCGCGATGGGGAGTTTGTTTGACGGTATCGGCGGCTTTCCTCTGGTGTTCGAGCGGCACAACGGCAAGGGATCGGCGCGCTGGGCAAGCGAGATCGAAGAGTTCCCAATTGCCGTGACAAAATTGAGATTTGGGGAGGAATGACCATGTACATCGGAGAACCATTTAGCTGGAAGCCTGCCGCCTTTGAGGGCAGTAACGGCATTATGAGCGTGACCACGAAAGAGACGACTGCGCACGGGCGCGTCATCTACATCAACGAGGCGCACCGCTACTTTACGGCGGGGGCGGATATCAACGGGAATAAGCTCAGAGAGAGCTTCAAATTTTAGGAGGTAAAAGATGGACGCTTTAGAGTTTTTGAGAGAGCGCAAAAGAATGTGCAACAGCTACAAGGATTGCGACGGCTGTCCGCTTGCAAAAAGGCGCTGTATCGTTATCCACGTCACACCCGATGAAGATATCAAGAGAATCGTCGCTACTGTTGAGAAGTGGTCGAAAGAGTACCCGCGCAAGACGCGGCAGAGCGTGTTTTTGGAGCAGAGACCGGAGGCGGAAATTGACACATATGGGTGCTTGATGGTATGCCCAAAACGCATTTCTGCTGATTGCCAGATCAGCTACGGGAATTGTTCAAACCGGGTGTGCTCTGACTGCCGCCGCGAGTTCTGGATGCAGGAGGTGGAGTGATGGAACGGCTAACGAAACGCGAAAATGGGCACGCGCATTACCCGAGATGCTTTGAAGAGCCGTGCGGCGGCATGGGATGCCGCACTGAAGACTGTGAATTTAAGACTGAAATCTGCGAGCGCCTTGCCGCCTACGAGGACACGGGGCTGACGCCGCAGGCGTGCGCTGAGGCACGGGAAGCCGGAAAGGTGCTTTCAAGCTGTGACATATCCTTCGGAAGACTTGCGGAACTGCTGACAGCCGACAGAGACGGTCGGCTGGTGGTGCTGCCGTGCAAGGTGGGCCAGCGGGTGTTCGCCTTGTTGGACACGGATAAGCATATAAGCGAGTGCGAGGTCAAGCAGATTGGTATGGGCAATAAAATCGGCTTTATTGGCCTTGAGCCAATAGGCGCCAGAGGGCGGGAGTATGGCGTAGCGCTAAACGGATTTGGCAAGACCGTATTCCTGACCCGTGAAGAGGCGGAGAAAGCCTTAAAAACAAAGGAGGGGTAATATGCCGCATGGTAGCGCAAGCCAGTCTGGCGAGCATAATGGCAACTATAAGCATGGTGAGAAAGGAACAAAACTATACAACGTCTGGCGTGCTATGCGTAAAAGATGTTACCTTAAGACTGATGCGCATTATAAGCGATACGGGGGCCGAGGTATCTCGGTATGCGAAGATTGGCAAAGTTTTTTAGCGTTTAAACAGTGGGCGAATGAGAACGGGTATAAAGAAGGCCTTACCATTGACAGGATAGATAATAATGGGGATTATTGCCCAGAAAATTGTCGTTGGGTTGACAGAAAAACTCAGGCGAACAATTTGGAAGTGACTGTGAAAATTAAAGTAATAGATACCGAAAAGACGTTGCATGAGTGGGCTGACTTTTTAGGTATAAACCCGTATACGTTATATGATAGGCTGAGGGCTGGATGGCCGCCAGAACGTGCTCTTTTTGAACGCGTAAGTTTAAATAAATATGAGCACCAAAAGAAAGCATTGGAGGCGATGAAAAATGACTGACATGGAACGCAGAACCTTCTGCGCGGCGCTCAGCCGCTACGGCGCGCAGGCGCAGATCACGATGGCCTTCGAGGAGATGGCCGAGCTGCAGGATGTGCTGTGCAAGTTCTTGCGCGGACGCGTGGACGGCGACACGCTCGCCAACATCGCCGAGGAGATTGCCGACGTCGGTATCATGCTTGACCAGATGGCGATCGAGTTTGAGGTCGAGGACGCGGTGGCGGAGCAGCGGGCACACAAGGTCCGGCGGCTGCGGAGCCGGCTTGAATCATGGAACAGGAGGGCTGACAATGGCTAACATTAAGACAAAACTGAATGTTGGAGATACCGTTTGGTGGGTACATTGTTCAAACAAAATATACAAGGGGACAGTCGAAGAAATTTCATGCTGTGACTATCAAGGGGCACTGTACTGCCAAATTTGTAGCCCGTCTTTTAGGCGGAATCCGTATCCGACCGTGCATTATTCTAACGTTTTCAAGTCCAAGGACGACGCAAAAGAATTTGCAGAGTATCAAAAAGCAAACCCTGACGATGTGCTCCCCATGTGTATGGGATGCCACTACAATGTGTTCAAGGAGGGTTGACAATGGCAACTGTTAAATGTGCGCGGGGCAAGCGAGGACGCCCGTCCCACGAAATGGATGAGTACATCAAGCGAAAAACTGTGATTGATCTAATCACACGTCGGTACGAAAATCCAGAAATCTGCACGCAGGAAATCAACAGCATTCCCGCCGCCGACGTTGCCCCAGTGGTGCATGGGTGGTGGGATGATTCCGGGAGATATACGTTCCCGAGTGGTTCCACAGCCGTCAGGTGTACCAACTGCGGCTGCGCACTGACAGTGAGCGAGTATCGCCTAAACAACTGGAATTACTGCCCCGTATGCGGGGCAAAGATGGACGGCAAGGAGAAAAACCATGCTGACGATCACGATTAAAGCCAACGCCCCCGCCGCTGATGCGCAGGGCATCAAGGAGCGCATCGCCATGGACATCGAGCGATACGGAGACGTAAAGGTCGTGAGCATCGCGAACGACCGGGGGCGGGAAGAACAGCTACGAATGAAAGGAGCCAAATTATGAGCATCAATGTGAAGAAGTACACCAAAGACCAGATGGCGAAGATGGTGGAGGAAGCGCAGGAGAAGTCCGCGGCGCTTGAAGCGGAGATTGACGAGCTGAAAAACTGCATCGACAAGAAGAACGATCTGATTGCTGAATATGCAAACCTAAAGGCGGCGATGCAGCGAAAGAACGCCGCCCTGACCGAGCAGCTTGACCAGATGAACGGCGAGGCCATCACCCGCGAGAACGTGATCGCAAACCTGAAAGCGGACGCGGATGCGCTGCGAAACAAGCTTGCTGACACTGAGGCGGCGCTTGGGCGGGCGAATGCAGAGCTGACGTATTCTGTCGCTGAAAAGAACGCGCTGCGGAAAGACGTAACTAAAATGGTAAATAGAGCCTCTTTTGAGCGTGGGCGCGCTGACTACGCAGAAGCCCATCCGTGGAGAAACCTGTGGGCGTGGGTCAAAAGGGGGGCGGCGCGCCATGAGTAACGATCCGTTTAAATGGAGTACACCGCCGAGAGGGGGCGCACCTGGCAATAGTCCGTGCATCGAGCATGACAATGTAAATCACCCCGCGCATTACACGGCGGGAGGGGTTGAGTGTATCGACGCCATCGCGTTCGCATTGACGTGCCAAAAAGACCCGATGCAAGCATGGCTGACGGGACAGGTGCTCAAGTACATGTGGCGCTGGCCGCTGAAAAACGGCAAGGAAGATCTGCGAAAGGCGAGATTCTATCTTGACAGGCTGATCGACAGCGCGGGAGATGATTGAGGTGATGCGATGAGCACTTTTCCTGATCGGTTGAGAAGATTGCGCGAACGCCAGCAGTTAAAGCGCTGCGTGCTGTCCGAGCTGTGCGGGCTGAATCGCAACACCATTAAGCGCTATGAAATGGGGACGCAGAAACCATCAATGGACGCGCTGATAAGCATTGCCGACTATTTCGGCGTGTCGATTGATTATCTGCTCGGTCGTTCGGACTACCCAAAAAGTTTATAAAAATATTTTGCAAAACTCACTTATAAGTGAGTCAGGGTATTGCAATTATGGGAGAATTAAGCCGCAGAGGTGTAAAAGCCTTTGCGGTTCTCTCATTTATGGCGTTTACCTCCTGCGCCATAGCGGGGGCGCGGTGCTTTTCATCTTTTCACACCGCCCCCGCGACATGCCGCACGCGCGATGCAACCCACGATCAGGGTCGAGAGGTCGCACCTCTCGTGCGGCACAGGACCCCGCGTGCCTCTCAAAGATGTGTCTCAGCGGGGACATATGCAGACGTAATTCAATCGGCAGAGTCCCGCGCCAGGAGGGGGATGCAGGTTCAAACCCTGCCGTCTGCACCAGAGGCCGGGTAGCGCCCGGACAATGTGAGACCGTTGTCGTCATGGCTCACATGGAAATGACAAAGCTCGCTGAAAACTGCGCTTGTCTTGATGCGTCAAGACCGGTTTGACCTGACGGAATAGGGGCTACGACTTTTCGGAGCGTAGTTGCCGGTAGCGTGTGACAATCTAAGCGGGAAGACGGCCAATATGCGGCATAGGTGCCCCGTAAGGGGAGACCACAGCAAGTGACGGGGACTCCTCGAAGCGCTAAAGCAGGGCAGGACTGCAATGCCGTACCAAAAGAAGAGAGCCGCTGCCCTGAGAGTGCGGCACGTTGTAGCCCTTCGGGGCGGGTAAAGTCTGCTATGTAAGGCCAAGGGGTGGGGGGTGGTAGCAAATAAAGGTGCGAGGTGGTGACAATGGCTGCGCGTCTGACAGACCGACAGCAACGCTTTGTTTCTGAGTATTTAATAGATCTGAATGCAACACAGGCTGCTATCCGGGCGGGTTACAGCAAAAAGACAGCTGATAGAATCGGACCGGAACTGCTTGGGAAAACTTGTGTTTCGGAAGCGATACAGGCGGCAAAGGACGCCAGAAGCAAGCGAACAGAAATTACGCAAGATCGTGTCCTTGAGGAATATGCAAGGGTTGCTTTTTTTGATCCAAGAAAGATGTTTGACGCGGATGGCAACCCGCTGAACATTTCTGAACTGGATGATGACACTGCGGCGGCGGTTGCCGGTTTAGAGGTTGTAAAAGAATTTGATCCAGACACGGGAGTGACCTCATACACAAAGAAGTATAAAATCGCAAACAAATTAGGAGCGCTGGATAGCGTCGCAAAACACCTCGGAATGTTCAATGGAACATTTGGGGCGCCGAAAGATGAGGAAAACGAAGACGCGCTTAGTCAGAGCCTAAAGGAAATGGCAAAGGAGCTTGAGAGCGATGATTAGCCCAAAGCAAGCAAAAATCCTCGCTTTCCCCTATTCCAAGTATGACGCGCTGATCTGTGACGGCGCTGTGCGTTCCGGCAAGACCTCCATTATGATGTGGGCGTTTGTCCGCTGGGCGATGGAGAATTTCAGCGGTCAGCGCTTTGGCGTGTGTGGGCGCACGGTGGATAGCTGCACCAAGAATATCATCGTGCCGTTCACGGCGATGAGCCTTGCAAAAGAACGCTATATCATCCGCTGGCGGCGCGGCGACAAGGTGATGGAAGTGCGGCGCGGAGCCGTGACGAATTACTTTGAAGTGTTCGGCGGAAAGGACGAGTCCAGCTATACGCTGATCCAAGGCCGCACGCTGGCTGGCGTGCTGCTGGACGAGGTGGTGCTGATGCCGCGCTCGTTCGTGGAACAGGCGCTTGCACGTTGTTCTGTGGACGGTGCGAAACTGTGGTTTTCTTGTAACCCCGGCAGCCCGCATCACTGGTTCTATCAGGAGTGGATTAAGCGACACCGAGAGCGGAACACGCTCTATTTTCACTTCGAGATGACTGACAACCCCGGCTTGAGTGCAAGAACGCTCGAGCGCTACGCGAATATGTACGCCGGTATCTTTTATGACCGATATGTTCGCGGTTTGTGGGTGGCGGCAGAGGGTGTTGTCTACAAAGACTTTGCAAACAACACCGAAAAGTATTTGATTGATGATCCTTTGAAATGGGCAGAGGAACAGGAGACAAAATTCTCGGTTATTTCCATCGGCGTTGACTTCGGCGGAACGAAATCCGCGACAAAGTTTCAGGCGACCGGGATTACAAAAGACTATCGTGTGGTCGCGCTGGAAGAAGAATACATCAAGAATGAAGAGATTGACCCTGACGCGCTGAATAATCGCTTTGCTACTTTTGCCAAGATGGTGACGGTAAAGTACGGATACAGCCAGACGCGGGCAGACAGTGCGGAAACGGTGCTGATTCGTGGATTAGATCATACCGCGCAGAAGATGCACCTCGGAACGCAGGTCAAGAATGCAATGAAACTGCAAATTACAGATAGGATCAGGCTCGTGGTGCTGCTGATGAAGCAGGGGCGTTTTAAGGTTTCGCGCAATTGCCCCCATCTGATTGATGCGCTGCAAACTGCGATTTATGATCCTGATAAGTTTGAGGACGAGCGCCTTGACGATGGAACGTCCGATATTGACAGCCTTGACGCATTTGAGTACAGCATTGAGCCTTATTACAAAGACCTGGAACGTGCCGGTCACATGATGGGACGGTGAAAGAGTGAATATTCGCAGAGCATTAAAGGATATTGGGTTTGATACGGTTGACAGCAAATTCTATTCGTTGATCGATGTATGGAAATCATGGTATGACGGCGATGTAAAAGACTTCCACAGTTATACGGTGTGGAATGGCATCGAAGAACTGGAATGCCATAGATATTCCGTCAACATGGGCAAGAAAGTCTGCGAGGACTGGGCAAACCTGCTGATGAACGAGCGCGTGAATATCACGCTTGAGGGCAAGAAAGAGCAGGAATTTGTAGATGCGATTCTTGCTGATAATAATTGGGAAGTCAAATCCAATGAATTGCAGGAGCGGAAATCCGCGGTTGGTACAGTTGCTTATGTTCCAATTATGGAGGATATGAGCGTCGACCCTGATACAGCAGAGATCGCTAACCCCGGAAAGGTTCATATCAACTATGTAACCGCTGCAAACATCTACCCGCTGACGTGGGACAATGGCATTATTCGTGAGTGCGCTTTCGCATGGACAAAACGAGTTGATGACACAGAATACACCTATATTCAGGTGCATCGGCTGAGCGGTGGCGAATACGACATTGAAAACCACCTGTACGATGCGGAAGAAGTTCCATTAACCAGCGTGAGAGGATTTGAAGCGATCCCCCCTGTTGTCCACACAGGAAGCGCCAAGCCGCAGTTTGTTATTGACCGTCTGAACATTGCGAACTCTGATGAAGATAACCCTATGGGAGTTGCAGTGTTCGCTTCCGCCATCGACCAGCTCAAAAGCGTTGATATTACATACGATAGTTATGTGAATGAATTTGTGCTGGGGAAAAAACGCATCGTGGTACAGCCGGAGGCAACCAAGGACATCAATGGTAGGCCAGTCTTTGATAAGCGCGAAACGGTTTACTACGTTCTACCGGAAGATCGCGCATCTGATGGAAACATTTTGCAGCAGGTCGATATGACGCTGCGCACACCAGAGTTTAACACCGGTATGCAAGATATGCTCAACGTATTGTCGAGCAAATGCGGCTTTGGCGAGAATCATTACAAATTCGATCAGACAAGCATTGCCACGGCTACACAGGTCATTAGCGAAAACAGCACTATGTTCCGCACGATCAAGAAGCATGAAATTATCCTAGAGCAAGCGATCACGGAGCTGTGCCGCATTCTGCTTCGCATGGGCAATCGATACATGGACGCAAGACTTGATGAGGAAGTGGAAATCTCCATCGACTTCGATGATAGCATCATTGAGGACAAGCAAACCGATTTTTCCCGTGATATGCAGCTTTTGCAAGCTGGCATCATGAACGACTGGGAGTTCCGCATGAAGTGGATGAACGAGGACGAGGCGACCGCAAAGGCGGCGCTGCCGAAAATGCAGGACATGACAAAAGAGCCGGAAGATGAGATTGAGTGAGGTGACGGCGCATGCGTCCTTACCCTTTTAGCCCCGCCTTGCTTGACGCGCTGCCGGAAGAACTGGCAGAACTGTTCCGCGCGCTTGAAATCACGCTGCTGGAAGAAATCTGCTCCCGTCTCAAAGCGTCAGACCAACTAAACGAAGTAACCGTGCAAGACATTCGAGCGCTCCGCTCACATGGCATCGACCTAAAAGAGATTGAGAAAGCAATTCGCAAAACTTCCGGTATCAGCGAATCGAAGTTGAATGAGTTGCTTGACGATGTTGTGGAACGCAACCAAAAGTATTACACCGAGTTGATTGACCTTGCGCACATCACGCAGCCGGAAACGCTGGTAAGCGTAGAAGATACTTGGGCAATATACGAGCAGACAAAGCAAACACTGCGCAACATAACGCGCTCAATGGGCTTTTTAGTGGACGCTGGGCGCACAATGCTGCCACCTGCCAAAGCATACCAATGGGCGCTGGATAATGCGGTGATGCAGGTGCAGAGCGGCGCAATCAACTATAATCAGGCCATCAAGACGGTGGTGAAACAGCTTGCAGACAGCGGGTTGAAGGTGGTTGACTATGAGAGCGGCCATCGAGATCAAATCGATGTGGCGGCGCGCAGAGCAGTTATGACAGGCGTTTCGCAAATATGCGCAAAGTACACAGAGCAATCGGCAGAATATCTTGAGACGCCATATTTTGAGGTTTCCGCCCATGCTGGCGCGAGAGATAAGCCGGGGCCGTCACCGTGGTCAAGCCATAAGGATTGGCAAGGCAAGGTATACAGTATTCGCGCAGGGGACATCTACCCGAACATCTACGAGGTGTGCGGCCTTGGGGCTGTTGACGGTCTGGAAGGAGCCAACTGCCGCCACCGCCGCTATTCCTGGGTGGAGGGCGTAAGCGAACGCACATACACAGACGAACAGCTTGCCCATATTGATGATGATCTTGGTTGCGAGTTTGACGGAAAGAAATACACCGCATACGAAGCAACGCAAATGCAGCGGCGCGTTGAGCGAGAAGTGCGCAGACTAAAGCGCGAGAAAGCCTCTTACAAGGCCGCAGGATTGCGTGAAGAAGAACAGACGGTAAATATAAGACTTCGGCGGTTAAACGCGAAATACAGGGCGTTCAGCGCGGCGGCAGGGCTGCCGGAGCAGCGGGAGAGAATGAAGGTGCTGTATTGAACTGGGAAGAAGTAAGAAAAGCAACCGACGCGATTCTAAAGCGAGGGAACGATGTGGAAATTCGCCGCAAGGGTGACGGGTACATCGTTTTAGAGGTCAAGAAAACAATTAAATACAGCACTTCCGCGCAATAGGGCGCGGGAAAGGGCAATAGGAGCCAGCTATCGAGGTTTTCTCGGTGGTTGGCTCTTTTGTTTTAGGTAAAACCCGCGAGGTACAGCGGTTTTATACAACGTTCGCCCCCGAAGAATTGGGGCCAAGGAAAAGGAGAACGAACAACATGGCGAAATTTACGAGAGCGGAAATCAGAAATATTCTCGGCGAGGCTTGCACCGAAGAGATCGAAAATCGCTTGGTTGCGCTGCATCTGGGCGTGGTCGACCCCCTCAAGGACGATCTCACAAAGTACAAGGCGGACGCGGAGAAGCTGCCCAGCGTTCAGAAGCAGTTGGATGACCTCAAGGCAGCGGGTGACGGCGATTATAAGGAGAAGTACGAGAAAGAACACTCGGACTTTGAAGCCTTTAAGACCGACATCACGGCAAAGGAAAGCAAGGCGGCAAAGGAAAAGGCCGTGCGTGCTTACTTTGAGAGCAAAAACATCACCGGAGCGAATCTCGACCTTGCTATGCGCGGCTGCGGCGAAGAAATGGCCGCATTGGAGCTGGACGGCGAAAAGATCAAGGACACCAAGGCCCTTGATGCGCTCGTAGACGGCACCTATAAGGGGCTGGTCTCCAAGCAAACTGTACGCCTTGACACTGGCGCGCGCTTTAACGGCGGCGGGAAGCCGATGACAAAGGACGAGATCATGCAAATCACAGACAGAGCGGAGCGGCGCGCTGCAATCGCCGCAAATATGGATTTGTTTAGAAAGGAAGAATAAAAATGGCTGCTGATCCTAAGCTCATTAAGAAAGCTGACCTCGCGCGTGTGCGCGAAATTGAATTTACCGAAATGTTCGGCTACTCCATCAAGAAGCTGATGGAGGCCTTGGGCGTGACCCGCAAGATCGCAAAGCAGGCTGGAACTGTACTCAAGAGCTACAAGGCCACTGGCACGCTGGAGAGCGGCGCTGTTGCTGAGGGTGAGACCATCCCCCTTAGCAAGTACAAGACCGAAGCCGTGAACTACAAGGAGATTACGCTTAAGAAGTGGCGCAAAGCCACCTCTGCCGAAGCAATCACCGATCGCGGCTACGATCAGGCGGTAGAGATGACTACCGACGAAATGCTCAAGGACGTCCAGAAGGGTATCCGAAAAGACTTTTTCGACTTCCTCGCAACTGGCACGGGCACGGCATCTGGTGCGACCTTCCAGGCAACCTTGGCACAGGCATGGGGCCAGCTGCAGGTGCTGTTTGAAGATGACGAGATCGGTGCAGTGTATTTTCTGAACCCGCTGGACGTTGCTGACTACCTCGCAAGCGCAAACATTACCTTGCAGACCGCTTTCGGCATGACCTACGTTGAGAACTTCCTCGGCCTTGGCACCGTGATTCTCAATTCCAGCGTTCCCAAGGGCAAGATTTACGCCACCGCCAAGGACAACATTGTCCTGTACTACATTCCTGTGAACGGCGCTGATCTTGGCGAGGTGTTCGATTTCACCACCGACGCCACCGGCTATATCGGTATCCATGAGGAACCCGATTACACCAACATGACCGCATCTGACACCGTTATCAACGGCATGGCTCTTTTCGCTGAGCGTATCGACGGCGTGGTGGTCGGCTCCATCACTCCAGCGGTGGGGGGCTAACTGAACTGCTGAATGAGCCTGACCCTGACACCCCGGCTTTCTCCAACATGACAAAAGCTGAAATGCTTGCGTATGCCGATGAAAACGGGGTGGAAGGGGTCAGCAGTTCGATGAAAAAGGCTGAAATTCTCGCAGTTTTGGAAGGAGGGCACTGATGACTTACGCAGACTTTGAATACTACTCCGGCACTTACATGGGCACTGTGAGCGAAAATGACTTCCAGCGTCTTGTTGTCCGCGCCAGCTCCTTCATCGACTACTACACGCGCAATAGAGCACAAGACAACGCCGATCTGGACGCGGTAAAGATGTGCTGCTGTGCGCTTGTTGACAAGTATGCAGTCATCGAAGCGGCGCAGGCGCTTGCCATGAAGAACCTTGCCAACGCTGCGGCGAATGATGCGGAAGTCAAAAGCGAGACGGTAGGCGGCCATTCCAGAACGTTTGCAACGGGCGGGGAATCCGCACTGTCTGCGCTCAGTGCGACGGACGGAGCGAAGAAGCTGCTGGCAGAAACGTGCATGGAATACCTTGCCCATACCGGGCTGTTGTATCGCGGAGGTGTGTATAGATGTACGCTCCCCACACTGTAACGATTTACAACGTCGTGCAGGAGATCGACCCGACAACGCTTGATGAGACCGAAAAAGTCTATACCACAATCCTGCGTGGCGTGATGCTGCAAGCGTCGAAGGGCGTGAACGTGCGCGAAAGCGGCCTTGAGGGCGCTGACGCTGTAAATCTGTATATCCCGTTCGCCGTGGAAGCGGTGGACGGGGTAACAGGTAAGCCGAAAACCTATATCGGGCCGCAATCGTTTTTCAAAGTGGCGGACAAGGCTAACCTATGGACGCTCTCATACAAGGGCAACGGTGGCATGACGTGCTTTGTAAAGGGCGAGTTTGTGTCGGACAACATGACCGTCGTACTAAGCCATGACGATTGTTACAACGTGACCAAGGTTGACGCTATGGACTACGGTAGCCCCGATATGCAGCATTGGGAAGTCGGAGGCGCGTAATGGGCATCAAGTTTTCCGTGCATACCGACGGCTTTGACGCTGTGAAGGAAGCCATTGCCAAAGCTTGCACGCGCGCTGAGCACGTTTTAGCGGAACAGATTGAGAAAGATAATCAACCGTTTGTTCCGGCATTTACCGAATCGATTACGCAGCGCACAAGGGTAGACGGAAGCGCCGTTATCTATCCCGGACCGTATGCACGCTTTTTGTATTACGGCAAAGTAATGGTCGACCCAAACACCGGCAGCACATACGCGCCGAAGGGCGGCACGAAGATTGTCACAGATAGAAACTTGGTATTTAACCAGACTGTGCACCCACAAGCTCAAGCGCATTGGTGCGAAGCATCGAAAGCACAGAACCTTGGCAAGTGGGCGCGCGTAGCAGAAAAGGCGGTGAAGAAGTACGGAGCAGGTTAAAAAGACGGTATCGGCAGCGGAAGAAGACCAGGTATCGCGAAAGTTGCTTGCGTGGTTAAACACGTTCCCTGACAAGCCGGTTGATTTGATTCGGTTCGAATTTCTTCCCGCCGATACTCCGGCGATGGCGCTGTCCACAATTCAGGCGGCGTATATCGTCAGAAAATACATTCTCGGCGGGTATCAGGCAGAATACCAATTTAAGGTCATCTACCGCATGAAACCGGGCAATAGCAACGACAAACGGCTCAAAGCTGACGAGCTGCTTAACGCCTTAGGCGATTGGACGGCAAGCGAAACGCCACCTGACATTGGCGCCGGACGGCGCGTCATTCGCATTGAGCCGACAACGCGATCCTCTCTTTTTGCCGTGTATGAAAACGGTGACGAGGATCACCAAATCCTTATGAAAATGAACTACGAGGTGATTAAAAATGGCTGATATGACCTTTAACACCACGGCGGGGCAGACTGTAGACCGCGAACTTCTGATCGCGTATCTCAAAACGGGCGAAACCGACCCCCCCACGTGGTCTCCCCTCGGTACGCGCGTTACGGATTCCAGCATGGAATACGACTGGCAGGAGGATTCCTCGAAGGATATTCTCGGCACGACGCGCACGACCATGAAGAAACCCATCATCACGCAGACCTTTGACCCGTCTGATCTTGACGCTGGCGACCCCGCCATCGTCAAGATTTGGAATCTCGCGGTCAAGGAGCAGAACGCGGCGGCGCTGGCGAATCAGGACGTGCTGATTGTCCACGCTTATGCAGGCACGGCGAATACAGCAGTTTTTGCGGAGCGCTATTCGTCCTGCATGGTCAAGCCGTCTTCTCTTGGCGGCGAGGGCGGCGGCTTTATCGGTATGCCCATCGACGTGACGCTTGGCGGCACGCGCACGATTGGCAAGGCCGCAATCTCCGGCAGCACGGTCACATTTACCGAGGGCGAATAAACCATAGAGGGCTGGCATCTGTCAGCCCTCATTTTGGAGGAATATATGGAACTTACTTTTGATTCCGGTGTAAAGGAATATACCATTCGCGGCGTGAACGGCATCGTAACAGTGCACTTTAACCCTGCGGATGTTAACTTTGCAAAGAAAGCATATAAAACCTTTGATGACCTGCGCAAGAAGCAGGAGACCCGCGCAAAGACACTCGAAAAGGATATCCCCGATGATGAGCTTTTCGACATGGTTGATTCTCTTGACAAAGAAATGCGCAGCATCATCAATGACCTGTTTGGGCAGGACATTGCTGATACGCTTTTTGGCAGCGTCAATGCCTATTCCGCGGCCAACGGTGCGCCGGTTTGGCAGAACTTTATGACCGCCATCATCGAACAGTTTAATGAGGCAGTAAAGCGCGAACAGGCGCTTGCTGATGAGAAAATCCGCAAGTATACGCAGAAATACCGTAAATGATGTACGATCTTCCAACGTCGCTGAACGTCTGCGGCGTTGACTATGAAATCCGCTCAGACTATCGCGCGGCACTGGACGTGCTGGCGGTATTTGCTGCGGCCGATCTGACCAACGAGCAGAAAGCGCTTGCGGCTCTGGATATCTTTTATCCGGACTTCTTAAAAATGCCGGATGAGCACATTCCAGCAGCCGTGAAACAAATGACGTGGTTTCTCGACTGCGGGGATGAGGGCGATAATCGCAAGCGGCCTAAGTTGATGGACTGGGAGCAAGACTTTCAATACATCGTGGCCCCCATCAATCGTGTTGTGGGGCAAGAGGTCCGCGCAATGCCTTATTTCCATTGGTGGTCATTCGTCTCGGCGTA